AACTGTTGAATTGAGTAGAGCCGAAAAAACTAAGGGTATCGCAGTAACCTACCGCGCTGGCGACGGGGAAAAATATGCGACATGTCCGGCAGCTTGCAAAATGAATTGCAGCGGGAAGGGATCGCGCAAGATTGATCCGGATTATCTGGACGCACTTCTGGACGCTGTTCCGCGTAAAGGTGTTTCTTTTACCTACTCGCATTTTGATCCGCGCCAATATGGCTGGGACCGAAAGCTGGCGGAAGGTAAAACCGTTATAAATTTCTCGACCGAAAACAAAGCCGCCGCAGCCGCGTCCATTATTAATGGCGTCCCGTCGGTTACTGTTGTTTCGGATGAAAGCTGGCAGGGTAAGAAAACCCAGCCCGCCGGGTGGGACGTGAAGGTAGTAAGATGCCCCGCCGAATACCGCGCCGGGTTTAGCTGCCGCGATTGTGGAAACGGTTTGCCATTGTGCGCACGTCTTGATCGCAATTATGTGATCGGATTTACTGCGCACGGTGCGAGTAAGAAAAAAGCCGCCGATCCAGAAACCCGCGGCGGATGTTATGCCGACGGCGGAAACGTTGCATTGCATTGGCGCGATACATCAAACCAAGCCCAGCCGGATGAAACCGACGGCGAAAAGCTTTTGCGGTTTGCGAAGTCTTTACCGCCGCGCAGTATTATCCGGCACCATGTCGCGGGCGATATCGGGCTTGAATAACTTTTCAAAATATTAGCTTGCGCTATATATAACTTTATGCGATATTATGGGGGACGGGAGCAATTCCGCCCCCGTTTTTGTTTTTACGGAGAACAATATTATGACTTATCAAACTAACGCCTTCGCGCATGGCATCGGAAACAGCGCAGTAAGTAGCCAATGGTTTAGCCGTCCAGACGATCAAAAGTTTTTATCGTTGGATAACATGCTGGCCTTTAAAAAGAGCGACGCCCAGCGGATGACAAGCCGCACGGTTGACACTCACAAAATCCAGATTGTTGGCGAGTTCGACGAAGCAAACCCAAGCCGCGGCGATTTGAGAATTGAATATGCCGACGATAATAACCGGGACCACGTGAACACCCCAACCAATTGGAGTTTTGGCCAATTGTCCCAACTATCGGGAGCGCCTGCCGGATACCTTAAAGACTTGCCCGCACCATTGGCGGCGGACTGTATCCAATGGGGTTTGCGTTATAACCGTGGCCGCGAACTGGTGAAGGTATACGGAAGCCAATCCGACGGCGGCGACCTACGTGCGGCGACGGGTCCAGACTATGGCCGGATTTTTGACTGGGAAATATTAGAGCCGGTTAAGAACCTAGTGGACGCCAGCGGCGGACGCTGGAAAGTGCCGGGCATGATGACGGGAAGCCGCGACGGTTTAGCCGTTTACGATCCCGACGTGCCAGTAACAATGGAAACGACCACGCTATTCGCCAGCGACCGCGACGTTTTCGTTTTCTTAGTTGACGACCGCAACCCTATCGAAGTCGGTAAGCTGCCGAACGGCGAACCCGATTTAATGTTCCGCGGGTTTTACGCTTGGAACAGTGAAACCGGTAGCAAGACGGCGGGCATTGCCGCGATGTATCTGCGCGGGGTTTGCATGAATCGCAACCTATGGGGCGTGGAAAACTTCCAAGAAATTAAGATTAGGCACACCAAATTCGCGCCGGATCGTTTCGCGATGGAAGCCCGTCCAGCATTGGAAAGCTTTGCGCATGGATCAACCGCGACATTTGTCGAAGGTGTTCAAGCTGCCAAAGCTGCCAAGATTGCGCACGATGATGAAAGCCGCTTAGAGTTTTTAAGCAAGCGGGCCGGATTATCTGGACGCATGGCAAAAGCTGCAAACGCCCGACACTTGAAAGAAGAAGGCCGCCCAGTCGAAACGGTATGGGATGCCGCGCAAGCTATCACCGCAATAGCGCGAGACATTCCCCACCAAGACGCCCGCATTGAAGTCGAGCGAAAAGCCGGTGCGCTGCTGGATAAGGTGGCCGCGTAATGGTGTTTTTAAATAAAAACCAGCGGGCCGCATTGGTCCGAGTTTGGAAACGCGGCGGCCACGGGGGAATGACATATCGGCAATTTCGCGCCACTGTCCAACCCGGACCCGGCTGCGTGTTGGTGCGTTGGTCCGGCATGTGGTTAGGTATTGAACCCGACGGATACACGCACTCATAACCGGCCCCGACTGCCAACCCAAAGCCCGCCATTGTGCGGGCTTTTTTATTGGGGATTTACTTTTTCAAAAGTTATCGCATATAATCACATACGCGGGGGCAATAAAGCCGCCGCAACTACGGAGTAAATAAAATGGAAAATGTACACACTTTAAATATACGCCCGTCCGATATCTTATTGGATCGGGTTTTTAATCCAGCGCAAGATGCGGACATTGGCGGGGCAACGCCAAAGCAATTGGCGGAAGCTTGCGGGATCATTCCCGACTTCTTTTGCCAAGCTTGTATCGAAGCGGGTGACGCCCTAACGTTGGACGCCATCGCGGCTGGTATGGATAACGCCTACCAGTTCGGCGGTTTCTGTTATCCCTTCGGCGGTACTATTGACGATCACAACGGGACGTACCAAAGCGAACATGACGACGATCCAGCATTGCCACCGCTGGCGCGTTTCATCTTCGAAGGTTTCGAGTGTTTCGTTTATGAATACGGCATCGCCGCAATTCGTGACCGTGCAACCCGTGAAACTAAGATCGCGAGGTTTGATTGATGGAAGCCGAAAAGAAAACCGAAACCACGCCCGCCCAGTCGCTGCTTTTCCAATTGCAGTTTATGGGCATGATGATGATGAGCGGACGCCAAGACGAAGCCGACGCGGCTTATGTTAAGGCGCAGAAACTCGCCCAGCAATTGGTGGACGCTGGCCACTAACGCCACCCCAGCGCCAACACTAAGCCCGCCCCGTGCGGGCTTTTTTATTGCCTAGTGTTTCGCAGTTAAACAAGGCGGGCCCCGCCCCGCGCACCCTTCCCCAAACCTACGGGCCGCGATCCCGTGGCCGTGGGCCGTGCCCCGTTGGCCGTTGGCGGCGGGCTCCGGTCCCCGATCCCTGACCCCAGCCGGTGAAAATTAAACCGCGGACGGCGCACCGTGGCCGGTGCCAGTTATCCGGTGCCGGTTGCCTTCCATCCGCTGGCCGCTGGCCGTGATCCATCCGCCGGGATAATCGCGCAGGGTCCCCCGGCTATCGGGTCAAATGCCATGGAGCGAGAGCCAAAAACCGCGATCCGGGGCGCATGGCCCCGCGTTTACGGAGCGGAGGCTTGGGCCATGTTTCTCGCAAATATTTATGCGTTATTTTGAATCAGAATTAACTGTCTTATATTTGTGCTTAAAATCGCATATAATGCGTGGTATGTTCCACGTGGAACATCGCAAATTGTTTCACGTGAAACATTGAAAACTGCGTATGAAAAATTAGCTAGGGACCCCTATGAGTACAGCGCAAAACACGTTGCTAGAAGACAAAAAACTGAAGCTTGAGCTACGGCTCGCGCAGCTTGAGAAGAACGAGAAGTGCCAAGATGATTTTTTAACTTTCGTAAAAACCGTTTGGCCTGAGTTTATCGCGGGTCGTCATCACAAAATCATTGCTGAGAAGCTAGATCGTGTTGCTCGTGGCGAGTTAAAGCGCCTAATCATCAACATGGCACCGCGGCACACGAAGTCTGAGTTCGCATCCTTCTTGTTCCCGGCGTGGATGATGGGCCGTAATCCGAAAATGAAGATCATTCAGGCGACGCACACGACAGAATTAGCGGTTAACTTTGGTCGTAAGACAAAAAACATGATTGAGAGTGATGATTTCAAGGATATTTTCCCTGAAGTTAAGCTTGCTGCGGACAGTAAGGCCTCTGGTCGGTGGGACACGAACCGTGGTGGTATGTATTACGCGGTGGGTGTTGGGTCGAACTTGGCTGGTCGTGGTGGTGATTTGGTGATTATTGATGATCCGCACTCGGAGCAGACGGCGATGAGCAACACTGGCTTTGATGATGCGTGGGATTGGTACACAGGTGGTCCTAGACAGCGTTTACAACCGGGCGGGTCAATCGTTATTGTTCAGACTAGATGGTCTGAGAAGGACATGACGGGGCAATTGCTTCGATCTATGGCAAAAGACCCGTTGGCGGACCAATGGGAAGTTGTGGAACTTCCTGCAATTTTTGAGGATGGGACTCCGTGCTGGCCTGAGTATTGGAGTCTTGAAGATTTGACCGCGGTAAAAGCGTCAATTCCTCCGTCTAAGTGGAACGCTCAGTATCAACAAAATCCTACGGGTGAAGAAAATGCGATCATTCGACGTGAGTGGTGGCGTGTTTGGGAGCCTGAAAAGATTCCGCAATTGGAATATGTGATTCAAAGTTACGATACAGCGTTTAGTAAAAGAGAAACGGCGGACTATTCTGCAATTACAACGTGGGGGGTATTTTATCCCAATGAGGGTGGTTCGGGTCCCAACCTGATCCTATTGGATAGTAAAAAGGGACGTTGGGATTTTCCTGAGTTGAAACAAGTTGCTCTTGACAACTATAAGTTTTGGGAACCAGATACTGTTATTGTTGAAGCCAAAGCTAGTGGACTGCCTTTGACACACGAGTTAAGAAACATGGGCATACCAGTTGTAAACTTTACACCGAGCCGTGGTAACGATAAGGTGAGTCGAGTACATAGTGTATCGCCATTGTTTGAAGCAGGGATGGTTTGGGCCCCCGACGAGACTTTTTCGGACGAGTTAATCGAAGAAGTAGCTGCTTTTCCTAATGGAGAACACGATGATTTGGTAGATAGTATGACACAGGCGCTTATGCGCTATAGACAAGGAAACTTTGTACAACTGCCAACAGATGACTGGGAAGATGACGAAAACCATGCTAAAGTGAAAGCGTATTATTAACTTTTTTTTATGGAAGGCCTGCAAATGAATAGTGCCGCGGTAAATCTTGGAGCGGGCGGATTTGTCTCCTACTTTGAGGACGGCGGAGCTACGGTCGTTTTAGGTGGTGAGCAATTACCTCCACCTGTACAAGAAGAAGAATTTGACGAACGCGGCGTAGGAACCTTCTTTGCAGAACAATATACACCTTTTGCTTCTCCTCCTGAAGGCGCACGGTTTGATGCGGACAGACAGTCTGAGATAAGAGCATCTGGTAATCCAAATTCCGAGGCCCGTGAAACATATTATCCGGAAGGTAATACTTTTTACGAAACCCTTCAACAAGACTACGACTATCCGTTAGTTCAAGACCCTATAGAGGGTCCAAATCGTCATGGTCGGCCATCCGGTCGCCAAGATTTACCCACCCCTCAAGAACTAGCGGACACTCGTGGGCACATGTTGGGTAGTGCTTTGATGGCCGCGGACTACGGCCCAAAGACCGCAATGACGGTAGGAAACCTTGGAGAAGATATTGGTTTCTCAAATCGCCTACATCGTGCTATGGATAAGCGGAACAACGCGGTAGGTATTTCAATTTTTAAAGCGGCTGGTATAGATGCGACGCCTGCTCAGTTAGCAAAGATGGTAGACGCAAAGATATTTAAACAGCTAGATGTAATTATGGGACGTTCTGCGAATGATCGTAGTTTCAAGAGTCCCGAGAAGGGCCCCGATCTCTATATACCCAGAGATCAATACGGCTACTTCATATCGGAATATTAGGAGTAGCAATGGCAAATGGTAAACCAAACGCAGGGTTGATGGACGTACCATCACAGTTAGACCCGGACGATTTAGCGGCTGAAGTAGAGATCGAATTGCCCGATAGTGCTAACGTAGTGATGGCCGACATTGAAGCTGAAGATGTTGGCTCCATTGAGATAAGCCCCGAAGATGACGGCGGTGTCGTTATTGATTTTGACCCGCAGGACCAGCGTGGTGTCAGTGATGATTTTTATGCTAACTTGGCAGAAGAGATGCCAGACAGAGAGTTGGCACGTATTTCCAGTGATTTGCTTGGTGAGTTTGATGCTAACAAAGCAAGTCGCCAAGAGTGGGAAGATGCTTATACTAACGGTTTAGAGCTTTTAGGCTTTACTTACGATGAGCGTACCCAGCCTTTCCGTGGAGCCTCCGCAGTAACGCACCCGTTACTTGCTGAAGCGGCTACTCAGTTCCAAGCACAAGCTTTTAACGAACTATTACCTGCTTCGGGTCCCGTCCGTACTGTAGTTATGGGCAAAGAATCCACTTCTAAGAACCAGCAAGCCTCGCGTGTACGTCAGTTTATGAACTACTACATCACGAGTGTTATGGAAGAATACACACCTGACATGGATCAGATGTTGTTTTATCTCCCGTTGGCGGGTTCTACGTTTAAGAAGACTTATTTTGATGAAACGTTAGGTCGTGCGGTATCTAAGTTTGTCCCAGCGGAAAACTTGGTTGTTCCTTATGAGACCTCGGACCTCGAAACATGTCCTAATATTACGCAAGTAGTGCGTATGTCACTTAACGATCTGCGCAAACGACAGATTGGTGGCTCGTATTTAGACGTTGAAGTTATCCCAGCACAGAAAGAATTGTCTGATTTAGAAGGTGAGATGGACCGTATTGAAGGTCTGGAACCTAATCAGATAGATTATGACTGCACAATTTTAGAATGCCACGTCGATTTAGACTTGGAAGGTTACGAAGAGCTTGATGACGAGGGCGAACCCACAGGTATTAAGGTTCCTTACGTTGTAACGTTGTCCGAGGACAATGGTCAGGTGTTGTCGATTCGTCGTAACTACCAAGAAGATGACGAGTTAAAAAGAAAGATACAATACTTTACCCACTTTAAGTTTTTACCGGGATTCGGTTTCTACGGGTTAGGTTTGATCCATACGATTGGTGGTTTGTCACGAACCGCTACAGCGGCGCTGCGACAGTTAATCGACGCCGGTACGTTGTCTAATCTGCCAGCAGGCTTCAAGGCCCGCGGACTACGGATCAGGGACGATGACGATCCGTTGCAGCCCGGTGAGTTCAGAGATGTGGACGCACCCGGAGGGGCTATACGTGACAGCCTTATGCCGCTGCCATTTAAAGGTCCTGACCAAACATTATTTAACCTACTTGGTTTTGTAGTAGAGGCTGGACAGCGTTTTGCGACGATCACGGACCTCAAGGTTGGTGACGGTAATCAGCAAGCTGCGGTAGGTACAACAATCGCTATGATGGAGCAGGGTACTCGTGTAATGAGTGCTGTGCATAAGCGTTTGCACTATGCCATGAAGCAGGAGTTTAAGATTCTTGCGCGTGTAATGTCTGAAAGTTTACCCCAGCAGTATCCATATACTGTACCGGGTGGTGATGAAAGCATCATGCGAGATGACTTTGATGACCGTGTAGACGTAGTACCGGTTAGTAACCCTAACGTATTTAGTCAGGCGCAGCGTATTGTAATGGCGCAGACTAAACTACAACTGGCGTCACAAGCGCCGGAGCTTCACAATTTAAACGAAGTGTATCGGGATATGTACGAGGCACTTGGCGTAACTGACGTTGACCGTATAATGAAAGCGGTTCCGACAGATGAGCCTGTACCTCTTGATCCTGCACAAGAAAACATTAACGCTCTAGATATGTTGGAGCTACATGCCTTTGAAGGACAGAACCATCAGGCGCACATTACTGCACACTTGGTATTTGGCGCATCACCTATGGTTGGTGGTATGCCTCCTGTTGCTATTAGCTTGCAAAAGCATGTTATGGAACACGTACAGATTGCTGCTAAAGAACAAGCGGCTGTTGCATATTTACAACAAGTTCAACAAAAAGGTGGCCAACCTGCAACAGATGACGAAATGTTAGAAGTTGAGAAGATGACTGCGCAGTTTGTAGCAGAAGGATTGCAGCAGGTTAAACAACTATCTGGCGAATTGTCAGGTGCCGGGGCCCCCGATCCGTTGGTTCAGCTTAAAGAGCAAGAGTTACAGATTAAGGCACAAGGCGATCAGGCCGATCAAGCGATTGACCAAGCCAAGGTTGAACTGGATGCACAGAACCAGCAAATGCGTGGTTCACAGTTCGACAGGCGTCTTGCTTCTCAGGAAGCACAAACACAGGCACGTATCCAGTCTGCAATGGAGCGTGAGATATTAAAACAGTCAGGAGGAAATCCAAATGAAGGGTAAAGTAAAAGTAAACGGTTCAGCGCCAAAAGCGCCACCAAAGCCAGTAGAGTATGCACAGATCGACAAGCAAGGTCGTATTCCTTATGGGAAAACAGCTAACGTTTCTGTACCAAAATCTGTAATTGATTACAGTGGTGCGTCACCTACTCGGAAAGAAACCGCTCGTGGCATGGGTGCCGCGAAACGTGGTGGTAGTTACATAGGTTGTTAAGATGCCGTTAAAGAAAGGTAGTAGCGACAAAACGAAAAGCCAGAACATCAAGAAGTTGATGGACGAAGGCTATGCACAGAATCAAGCAGTTGCTATTGCTTTGTCTAAGGCTGGAGAAACGCCTGCCAAGCGTATGGCACGTGGCGGAATGGTAAAGGGTTTTAGCCCAATTGCGCGGCCACAACGTTTTCAAGGAGTTTTTTAAATTGCAAGAAGAGGAAGAGGTAGGGGTTTAGAGCCTCGTATACCAACCAAACCAGCGGCTCCGGTCAAACAGGCTGTAGCGCCCGTTCCTGAAATTGATTTGTATACAATGCCCCCGCAAGAGCTACCGCAAGCGGTTATAGCTCCACCTAAAGGTCAGCCTATACAAATTCCCGTAGGTGTAGCACCACCTGCTGTCCCTGTAGCACCACCTGCTCCCGTGGCACCCCCGGTTCAAACACCTATTCCTATTCCACAGATTGATCCTGCGGTATTGGCACAAATACAACAACAGTTTAATATTCCTGCTCCTGTCCCGGCCCCGGTCAAACCAGCACCAGCACCGGTCAAAGAGGTTGCTCCTCCGCCACCCCCACCGGTACAAGTAGCACCGCCTAGAATTGAAGAGCCGCCGAAGGCACCGCCGGTTCAGGTTTCGTTGCCGCCTGTTATTGATGTGCCACCGGCGCAAGGCTTTATGCCCGAACCTTTACCACCAATTAAGGAGCCAGTTAAGCAAGTAGCGCCACCGCCACCGCCACCACCGCCTCCTGTGCCGACAATTGATCCATCTTTGTACAGTGATCCGCAATTAGGTACGCCAGTAAATCCTCCGAAAGTTATACCGGGTGATTCAGGTCCTATTATTGCTAATCCGAATGAGCCTATTGCTCCGCCGCCTGTTCAGGTTCCACCACCTGTGGTACAACCGGCACCGCCTCCACCACCTGTGCAAGTAGCACCACCTGTGCAAGTAGCACCACCTGTGCCCGTAGTTCCTCAACCAGCACCGCCGCCACCACCTGTGCAAGTACCGCCTACGAACAGAGGTGGTATTGGTAGTTTGCCCGAGGCACCCGTGCAAGTAGCACCGCCCGTGCAAGTAGTGCCTCAACCGGCACCACCGCCACCACCACCTGTGCAACCACCATTGCCTCCGGCTATACCTCAAATTGATCCAGAGATTCTTGCACAGATACAACAAGAATTTAACATACCGGCTGCGCCGCCACCTCCGGTAGCGCCGCCTGTA